TTTCACGTCTAGCCCATGCGTCCATTGCATTATTCAGAGATTCAGCAATTTGCTTTTGCCCTTGTGTATTGACGCTTGCAGATCCATCAGCAAACGTAATTTGCTGACTAATTTGTACATTGCCCTCACTAGACCCGTTTTGACGATTATTTAAATAATTCGTCAAATCTTTGTTCTGTTGAGGGTTTAGTACACGTTCACCACCATCTAAAAGCCATGTACCTTCACGCGGGATATTATCTATACCGTTATGAGCCATACCTTGGATTGTTTGAGCTGCCATGATACCAACTGAAGCATAACCTGTTGCCCTAACAACTCCAGCCAATACACTTCCATAAGCGCCACCTTGTGCCAGTGCTTTTGTAGCTCCCTCTTCCGTGTTAACAATTGCTTGAGCTATTGAAGCAGCCTTAGAGGCAAAGAACATAGTTTTGTAAAGTGCATTTGACTTCCCAACACTTTGCTCTAATAGTGCGGTCATGTCTGAAAAGACCTGCCCAGTCATTCCAGCAATTTGCGAATAAACT